CACGTTCGGTGACGTTGCGGACGGGGATAATCCCACCCGCTGCGACCACATATGGGGCCACCCATGATGCCACCGGGTTACCACCACCCGACGCTGGTACAGCAATGGTCGTAATCACCATTTCACGTGTCGTATCCGGGGTGGGTGCAACGGGTGACGCTGCGGCAGTACCAGCCTTGTAGTGGGCGGTGACGGACTCAAGGCCCGACGCGTCCTCAACGTTGTCATTGACACGGATCGTCACAATGTCCACACGCGGCAACGTCGCATGCGCCGCAGACACCGTGAACAGTTCATTCGCCGTGACCGCATAAAAGTACGGGCCAGCCGTTGCCGACGTCTGCACATCCATGACACCAGCGTGCGGCTTAATGGTGCCATTGAACCCAGACAAAGAAACCGTCGTCAAAGGTGTACCAAACCGCACACCCGAACGTGCACCCGTTGGTCGCGTGCTGGTCGCACCAAACACCAACGACGACAAATCGTTACGGAAGTCCTTGGCAGTGTTGCTCAGCGTGGTAAGCGCGAGGCCGTGAATAGTCATTGGGACTCCTTTGGTGTGACGGGGTGTGACTTATCTCACGTTGACGGGCCGCGTCTGCTGAGTAAACTTGACGACATGGATAACATTGAGACGGCGATACTGCCGACAGACATCGCGATGTACCTTGACCCCACGACGGGCAAGGTCATGATCTGGGAGGCCTATGGCCCCGCGATCCGCATCACCGCGATGGGATCGCTCTAGAACTTGTAGTGCTTGATGATGTAGGGCAGGGCAATGTAGGGCTGCAAGTTGTTGTGCGCACCGCCGCTGCCTGCGCTCCCTGTGGTGCGGCCAGCGTCGGCTCTTGTGCTTTGCACCGTCTCCGACGAACCCGTGCCGTTGGTCACAAAGCCGTTGCTGGTTGTTGAGTCCTGGTAAGAGTGCGTGTGGCTCGGCATTTCCGACGCGGTGAGTGTGTGTGTCTTAGCACCACCCAGCTCACCACGCGTATCAAACTCCGCCTGCCCCGCATCAACACCAACCGGGACACGGCCCTTCAGATTGGGCAAATTGAACGTCGTCGACCCATCACCAGCGCCATACGTGGTGCCGATCACATCAAACAGATCCGAATAGGTGGCCCGCGAAACCGCAGCACCATCAGCGAGAAGCCACCCAGTCGGAGCCGTCGCACCAGCATAAGGAATCACCGACGCCACCGGAAAACGCGCCGTAATCTCATTGACAATGCCCGTCACAGACTGCGCCACCGACGGCATCATTTCGCGCTTCCACGTCTCAAGCGCATCCAAACGACGAATCAGATAATCGTCACCCGCTGGCATCGAAACAACATCAGAACCGGCCACGAGTCACCTCCAAAGCAGACAACACGGGGGTAACCTGCGGCACCGACCCAAACGTGCGGGTGTACCCAATGACACGTGCCGTACCCTCAACACCACCCGGATACGCGAGCAACGGGTGAGCGTCACCACCGATACGGAAACCACGAACATCACCAAGGTTGAAGTCGATACCAGGGCGCGCACTCGCCGCATCCAACGTCATCGCAAGCGTGAGTGTGCCCCGCCCAACCTGTGCAGACTGGCGTGCCGCATGCGCATCAAGAGTGTCCGTTTCCGTGATCGTCGTAGACGGCGTGAACCGGTGCTCAAACTTGGGCCGCTCATCATCAGTAACCAACACGTGCACCGACTCGGGACGGGTATCCATCGACGCCGTAGAAACAGCCATCACATCGTTGGCGCCCTTGCCATCGGAATAGTCCTCAGTGAGCTCCACGTCCACCACGGCACCGGGAAACTCCCACGTCGCCGACGGTGCAAGTCCCGCAGCCGGTGTAGAACCAAGCCGATCAGCAACAACCAACCTGGGACAGTAAGCCGTCTGGGTGCCTACCGTTTTGGTGGTCCACGTGATAGCCCACTCGGGACCGTTCTCAACTCCGGCAAGTTCAGAAATGGCCGACATGACCGTCTTGTCATTCAGGTCAAGATAGGTTCGGTCCCGTGTGATCGCCGACGCGGTAACGTCATACTCAAACGGCAAACCATCCGTCTCGCCATACAACGCCACCAGTTGCTCAACAATCGCACACTGATCCTCATCAGTAAACGTAGTGTCACCCACAAAACGGCGACGCAAGTACGTCGCAACCGTGCCCAAACTTAGCGACACCAAATCGTTGGTGCCCTTACGGCGGCTCGCAATCAACCCACCCCAAGTAGGAACACTGTCCTCGAGCAACACAATGTAAGCACCACCAGGGCGCGTTGCTGCCACCCATTCCGGGTCCGTCCTATCTGTCACCACAAGCGTCGCCGTCGCTGTGGCGAACGACATCATCGCGTCCTGAACAGACGGCACAATCAGACCAGGAAGATTGGCAATCACAACGCCGGTAGACGCGTTGCACGCCACCCATTCGAGTGTGGCCAACTTCACACCGCCTTAACGTGCATGATGCGACAAGTCGCGGTATCGTTTGGGTGTTGCGCAAAACGCGCTGAGAGGTTGGGAAGTCATGGTCCAGACAGTGAAGATCGCAGCGGCGGGAATGGTTGGAATCGCCATCGGTGCGGTCCTGGCGCTCTCCATGAACGGCGACGCACACACTGGGCGCTACGGCGCTACGGCAGACAGGGCGCCCATCGCCATCGACGCCCCCACCGTTGACTGCGACAACCCCGTGGCCATGAGCCACAAGCCCGCGAGCTGGGGCTGCGACTAACTGGTCACCACCACGACGGTGTGGCCGTCACCTCAAGAGTGCCCACCCCAGACTGTGCAGTAAACGCCCACTGGTTCGCACCCGGATCAAACGACGACCAACCACGACCAGTCACCCAACCATTACGGGTCGCACCAGCCTGCCCATTCTCAAGCACCGTCTGCGCTTCCATGTCAACATCAATCCAGTTGCCCTCAGGAATAGTGAGTGAAGTCGCGAACTGCAACGTCGCACCCGACGCAATATGCGTCACAGCCGGACCCGTCAACCCACCTACTCCCGCAGTGATCCTGAGCGTCACACGACCCGGCGCATTGCCGGGGTTCGTCAACGTCACCACACCCGACGTCACAGTCTCCGTAAACGAAAACGGAAACGACATCGGAAACGACATACCACCCGACGTCGACGGCAAACCAGTCGAACCAGACAACTCCGTAGACGTCTTACGCGGATCACCAGCAAGCAACACCAACGACCAATCAATGACCGTCCCATCACCACTGACCGCATGCGTAATATCACCCGAACGCACAACCGTCATCGAACGCGTCAACGACCGCTCAACCACAGTCCACGTCGTCGGAGTCAACGACGCAGCCGCCGCCAACTCATCAAACGTCGCATTCGCCTGATCCGGCGTAGGAGCAACAATCGTCCCCGTCAACGTCATGTACTTACCGACGTGGAAACCCTCACCCACCCACACACCATGACCACGCGGACGCTGCACCGTCTCCACAGTCGACGCCGGAGCACCCCAACCCGACAGGTTCGTCAGAATCACATCAACATCACCCGCATGGGTGGCTGACAACTCAAACGTGCCCAGAGTGGCCCGCTGCTCCTGTGCGACGATCATGCTGCCAACCTCGCTTGAAGTCGGGGCAGTTCGGCAACGATCTGCTCAATGTCCTGGATGCCGTAGATGTTGATGGTCTGACCATTGCCGCCGCCGCGTCCGCTCAGCATCGCGTCGAGCTTCCGCAGTGGAATAACAGCCTCGTCGTCGGGGCCTTCGCCGATCATCGCCAACGTCGGCTTAGTAACAATGCCACCCTCAGCAAGCAGCGGAATCTTGGGGAAACTGAACGTCTCACCACGATTCGGCACACCCACAATGTCCGGGATCGTGAACGACAGCGAACCGACAGACTTGTTCCACGCAGACGCGATACCATTGAACGCCGCCTTGAAAGCAGACCCGATTGCAGAGGCGATGTCCTTCGCACCGTTATACAGGTTCTTGAATGCGTCAATGAGAGCGCTCACCGTGTTGATGCTGTCGCGCACCTTGTAGACGATGTACTCCGCAATCCACCCGCCGATCTTGATGAGAACCGGCAGGACATCGGAAACGAAAATCTTCATCCCAGTAACCCAGGAGTCAAAGAAGACCTTCACCACAGGCATGACATACGCAACGATGAAGTCAGACAGGTCAGACAGTGCAGGCTTCAACTTCTCGTTGAACTGCGCCGTAACGTCCTTGATGACCGGCAACACCTTCTCGTTGAAGAGGGCCCACAGGTCGGACAGTGCAGGTGCGACCTGAGTGGTCCATACGGTTGAGATCTGCGCCCACATGTCCTTTGCGAACGCAAGCACGCCCGTCACGTCCTCGACTGGCTGCTTGCCGTCGCGGAACGACTGGAACAGCGACGACATGCGCGCAAGGAATGGCCCAATGACCTCCGCTGCGTCACGGAAGAAGTTGTTCAGGTTGACGCCAGCGTTGTTAATGCTCTTGAGGACACCGTCGAACTCGTTCAACTCGGAGTTGCCCGACAGCGCATCGAAGAACACCTTGAGCGCTGGGACGATCTTGTCTGTGACGACAGATGCAATCTTGGTGAGCGCGGGCAGGACCACGGGAATGAGGTTCTCCGCAATGGACTGCGAAACGTCCTCAAACTTGCGCTTCATGATCTCGAGCTGACCCGGCAGCGACTTCCCGGCCGCCTCCGCTGCGCCGCCAAACTGGGTCTCGACTTCACCGAGGATCACCTTCTGGGCACCGAGGATGTCACCTGTCGCCACCATCGCCTCGATGGCGTCCTTCTGCGACTGGGTGAACTGGATACCCGCGCGGGAAAGACCGGCCATGCCGGCAACCGGATCTTGCAGGGCCTTGCCCAACTGAATCGCAGAGCCCGATGCGTCGCCGCCCATCTTTGCGGCCATGTTCGTCGTCGCAAGGGTGGCGCGGTCGAAGATCTTGTCGGTCTCGGTGTTCCTGATGTTCGTGAACGTTAGAAGCAACTGCTCGGCCGCCACAATGCTGTCGTCGGTCTGACCCGACATGAGCTGCAACGACCCCGCAAGGTCGGTCAAGTGGTCACCCGTGACCCCCGCCGCGCCGCCCGTTGACTTGATACCAGCCTCAAGTTGGGCGATACCCTTCGACGCATCAAGCGCCTCATCAATGCCCGTCTTGACGACCGCACCCACACCCGCAAGCGCAACGCCAATAGCCGCCATCGCCGCCCCGCCGAGCACCCTGCCGAAGCGGGCACCCGACGAACGGCCGGTGACGTCAAGTTGCGGGTCAACCTCACTGGCTAGGTTCTTGCCGAAGTTCTTCGCCGACGGAATGACGGACAGGGTGGCGTAACCTACGGAAGCCATGGGGTGTCCCTTCGGTTACGTGATACGCCCCTCGGCGATGTCTTGTTCGCGCTGACGTTTACGTGCGAGCGCATCCGCGCGCGCCCTCGCGGTCTCGGGCGATACGGTCGCCTGATGCTTCGGGAGCCACGGATGTGGCTGGTGCGAAGTGGCGTGGAAGTTGTGCGCGCTCAGGTAGTTGTCGAGCGTCCAACCGTCGCCACCCTCAGCGATTGCCGTCGCCGACTCGGGCGGCAGGTTGCGCAAGCGCACGGCAATCATGCGCAACGTGAGGCGTCGCACACCGTCGGAATCGAAACGCCAACGGTCGCGGATGTCGATGTGGTGGAAACGTGAGAGGTCCGACTCCACCGCGTCCGGGTGCTCCCGAAGCAGGCGGAGGAGCCGACCTATTCCCCCGAGCTCTTGAGCCCCATTGCCTCTGCGATGACGTCGCCCAGTTCGTTCAGGTCGCCGACGGTGGGCTTGTGCTTCGCCTTGAATGCGGCATACTGCTTGGTGCCAAGGATGGCAGCGACGGCGCGGCCACCCTTGCCGTCCTCGTATGCCTCGACCACCTCAATGGGGCAGTCGTCGAAGCTGGCGGGCAGGGCGAAAGTCTGTCCGCGCCAGATCACGGGGATGGTCGTGGTGCGTTCGGCTTCAATCTGGGCGGCGGGCTTCTTGTGGTCCTGGGGCACAGTGGCACCCTCGGGGATTTCAGGCATGGCGCGGTTCTCCTTGATTGGTGGTGATCGCGGTTACGGTGGGTCAACCCGCCCAGGCGAACCGCGAGAACTCCTGGGCGGGTTGGTCTACTAGGCGGAGACGGTCACCACACACGGAGCCGTCGACGTGACGCCCCCGTAGTTGCACGACACGTTCGCGGTGCCGGTCGCGATGCCCGTGACGAACCCGTGCGAGACAGTGGCCTTCGCGGCGTCCGACGTGACCCACGTCGCCTGGTCCGTGATGACACCCGTGCTGGCGTCTGTGTAGGTCGCCGTCGCCACAAGGGTCTTGATCTTCGCGCCAGCGAGAGACAGCGCCAGGGTGAGCGGCGTGATGGCGATGGACGCGATGTCCGGGACTGCCTGACGAGTGAACAGAACGCCAGGGTTGGCAGACGTCGGGAAGATCGTCGCCACCATCGTGCGCTTCGTCAGATCCTCTTCGCCGTCCTTGATCCCACCATCGACGTCGATGAGTGCGTAGTTCGCGGTGATGAGTCGCTGCACCTTGCCACCCGTGCGAGTCTCAAACGCGATCAGCATCGGGACCGGGGTGGGAACAACGATGGACGACGCCGACGAACCAGGCCAAATCAGCGAACGCGTGTACGTGTTGTCCTCAAGGATCGAGAACTTCTTCTCGAGCTTGAAATTCTTGCGCGACGTGGTGACGAGAGTGCCACCCCAGGCGTAGTGGTCCTTCTTGTCAACGGAGCGGGTTTCCTCGAAACCGTCGCTGCCGTCGAGCAGACCAAGCAGGTTCCAAGAACCCGAGAAAGGAGTCGAAACATCGGCAGGAATGGCGGTGCCGATAGGTGCAATGTAGACGTCCGCGTACGCCCAAACGGACGCGTTGGCCGGGGTGCCGGTCATGGTGTTCTCCTTCGGGAGTGATGGGTGGGGCTTCGCGGTTCGACCTCGCCCGAAGGTGAGGGAGACTAGGGCTCTAGACCAGTTGGCCGAGCAGGTTCATGCGAACCGACACTGACGCCAGTTGCGCCTTCGTGTCAGGGTCTTGCGCAGGCAGAACGCCCGTGAGCGCTTGCACGGATGCGACCTGAGCCGAACCAGGGTGGGCACAAAGGATTGCCTGACAGAGCACCGCTAGCGCCTTTGCTGTGGTGGTCGACTCGTGCCACAGGGTCACGCGCAAAGATGCGCGCCACAGGATCGGGTACTCAACCTCGGGTGTTCCATCGAGTCCGACCTGCACGTGCGGCTTGGTGCCCTTAACCCAGGACGTGGGAACGTTGACGCCCACAGTGACGTCATGCCAGCGCGAGGCAAGCGCGGCAGTCAGGTAGTCAATGGCGACGCGCTCAGCGTCCGGGGGGACTGCGACAGGTTTGGTCATTTCGACTTCACCTCGAGCCCCTGTGATGCGGCGGCCTTCTTGAGAACGCCATGCTTAGCCTCAACCGCAATCGCGGCAGGGTGATTAATGAGCACCACTGCGCGCACGCGGTCTGACGTGTGAACCTTGACGGTGACGGGGAGGTCGCGCTCACGTGGTCCACCATCGCGGTCGCCAACCTTGATGCCCTGCGACCTGATGTGAGCGGCCATTGCTTCGGCTGCCTTGATGACCGGTTCGCGCATCTGGGTCTTGAGAATGAACTCGATGCCCTGGTGATCCAAGCGCTCAAGGCCCATCAGCCAGCCGCCCTCTTGATCGCAATCTCAGAGCCGGGGTGCCAGCCGGTCAGGGGGTTCGTCCAGTCGCCGGGATCGCCCTCGATGTCGTACAGGACGCCCGCGATCTCGAGCTGGTCGGAGAACAGCGGGACCGTGGTCGCGTTGTCGGGTAGGTAGACCGTCTTGCCCACGACGACGCCTTGACGGCCGCGCTCGGTTGGCTCGGTCGACATGCGGGGTGCCACGCCACAGAGCGGAATGTCAATGCGTGTCGGCGTGCCAGGAATCGGGTCACCGTAGGCGTCGGTTCCGGCGCTGCGGACAATGGTCACGGTCACACCGCCCGGGAACCTCACGCGGGCACCGACCACATATCAGAGCCGCCCGCGACCTGACGCGAGAAACCCAACTGGCGACGTTCCGCCTTGGTGAGATACAGGTCACCAGACGCACCGGCAAGTTTCATGCCAGTCGAGAACGGTCCCGCCGTCTGGGTGACCTCAGTCGCGGCGGGCGAGTCAACATCAGTGCTCAACACCCGCTCAACCATCTTGCACGTGATCCGCACAAGGGTTGCTGTTGGGGTGGTGAGTGCATCAAGCACACCACGCTTGTCCTCATCAAGAATCAGTTGTGACGCATCCTCAAGAAGCGTCGTGGCGCGCAAAGTCTCCGCAGTAGAGAGGAGCCGCCAACGGTTCACCAAGTCGGTGACAGTGGCAAACGGTGGAGTCAACATGGCGGCCCCTCTCTACTAGATGATGCGGTTACTCGGACTCGGCTTCGGGGCGCCAGGGCTTAGCCTTGGCACCTTCCTTGCGCGGGTCTGACTCGAACGCCTCGTGCCCCTCACGGAGCAGAGACTCAACGGTGCTGAGGTCCTCGACCTCGAGGACATTGCCGTTCTTGGCCTTGATCCAGGGCATGATCGGTGTTCCCTTCGGTTACAGCGACACGTACGTCTGCACGGCGGTGGCGCGAAGCACCTTGCCGCCATACACGTTCAGGCCGTCGATCTGGTCGCCAAAGGCGTCGGTGACGGTCTGCGCACGCTGCTTGATGATCTGGTTCACAAACGCCACGGAGCGGCCGTGGTAGCCGATGAAGCACGGCTTGGCCGTGTTCGCCATCGCCGCCGAGGGGGTCTCGATGACCTGGAAGCCTCGGTAGGTGCCGATGACGCCGTTGCGGATCACGTTGTCGCTGCCAGCCTCGTTCGCCTTGAACAGCGAGGACGTGTTGTCCATGAGGAAGGCTGCCGCCTCGGGGTTGACTGCGAGGTAGCGTTCACGGTTGGGAACCTTGGCCTTCACAAGCGCGGTTCGGATCGACCTCACCGCCGCGTCTGCAAGGGCGTAGGTGGTGACTGCAGTTGTGCCAGCGGAGGTGCCGTTGGCGATCATGGCGGTGAGTACGTAGTCCTCGGCCACATCGGCGAGGCCCTGACCGGCGTCCGTGAGAACCTGGTCAAACGAACCCGCCGCCTGCACCTTGTCAACGTCGTCGACCAGGTACGCGAAGTACTTCTTCTGGTCGATGGCGAGCGACTGGGTGGAGTCGGTGAGTGCCTGACGGGTAATCGAACCCGCGTAGGTGCCGATGGTTGGCTGGGTGAAGCCCGTGATCTTGACGGTCTCGCCGCCGTTGACGATGTCGCCCTCGTAGTCGCGGTTCAGCGTCGGGATGACGAACGTCGACTGGTGGAAGTTCTCGAGGAGCGCCGCGTGCCAAATGGTCGAGCGGTAGTTGGTGATAGCCATGAGAGGCTGTCCTTTCGGGTCAGTTGATGCCGAGGATCTTGTTCAGCCGCCCAGCCCTGCGCGCCTCGTTGATCTGTTGTGGCGTCATCGTGGCGAGGACGGCATCGGTGATCTGTGAGACGCCAGCGGGTGCGTCGGAACCTGACCCTTCGGAAGGGACAAGCGGCCCACGTGGGGCCTGGGGATTGGCGATGAGCGTCGAGAGGGTCGCGGCGTGAGCCTCGATCTCTTCCTTCGTTGAGCCACGCAACGCCGCCGCTGGAACGCCTGTGGCCTCGGCCACTTCGGTGCGCCACGCGTCGGCCTGCTCCTTGGACTGGTAGCCCTTGACTGCGGACTCAAGCTCGGCGAGCCGTGCGGCTGCCTTCTCGGCCTCGGTCATCTGGGCCGCCTTGAGAGCGTCGCGTTCCTCTGCGGCGGTCTTGTTCTCCTTCGCACGCTGCTCCCACTTGCGGGCCTCGGCCTGCCAGTCGGTAGTCGGTGCGGGGGCGGTGGTCTCAGGCTTGGGCTCCGGGGCGCTTTGCGGCGCGACGGGGGGTGTTTCGCTCATCGTTCGTCCTCCCATGCGGGATCGCCGAATGGCCCGTGCGGGCTAGACGGTGGGGTGTTTGGTGGATCTGCCGTGCGGCAGAAATCAGGGGGTGCGCGTTGACGCTTCGACCTGTTCGGCGTCCGCCTTGGGTCGACCACCACTCCACGATGGGGCCGCACTGCAGCGACAGTGATCGTGGGTCGCGAAATCGACTGAGCGCTGGGAATAGACGGCGCCGCGACTGGCGAGCATGTCGCAAAAGTCGCAACCGCCACTCGTGACCCGATACCAACCTGCGGCTTTTGGGTCGCTTTTGGTCGAGCCAACGATGGTGTCGCGTCCCGCGTTCAGCACATAGCGCGCCGTCGCGCCCTTGAGTGTTTCAAGCGTTCCGGCGGGTGCGTCGGTGAAGAGCGCGCCTGCCGCGTAACGAACCTCGGACTCAATGGCCTCGACGGCGATGGTCTTGGCGGGAATGGCCGCAAACCGACCAGTCACGCCAGACTTGGCGCGGACTTCCTCGTACCAGTCGGCCGACGTCGTGGCCGCCATCTCGCCGTAACGCTGCACCAGCAGCGGCACGTATTGAAGCAACGCATTACGCGCCACCACGGGCTGCGACAGGTCGACGTAACTCCAAAACTTCTCGAGGTCGCGAATGGTTAGCGCAACAAGGTCGTCGTTTGCCGCCTTGAGTCGAGCAACGTCAGCCCGCGATGCCATCGGGCACCACCGGCCTAGCCGCCGCCGCAAGAGCCGCCATGTTCGACCGAGACGCCGAACGCTTCCATTGAGTCTCAATGCGCTCAATCTCCGTGCGGTCGTAGCCCATGTGTTCCAACTCCACATCGGTCTCGGCAAGACGCGGAATGGCCTGCACGCGCGCGAGAGCCGCCTGCGCCTGCGAAACCTCATCAGGCTCAGACCACTTGCCAAACTTGGCCCGCAGTGACCGGGCCTCAGCCAAAGCGGCAGGCGAATCGGTAGCCATCGCAACGGCACGAATCATCAGACGGCGCCACGCTGGCTTGAGTGCGGTGGTCTGCCAGTGCTCAATCTCGATGCCAAGCTCGCCCCACTTGGCCTGCATCGCCTGGGCGCTGTCCGGGTTGTCGCTCACAATGCCAAGAGCCGACACGGGCAGGGAAGTCTCGGCGGAGAACATCTGCGCAATGGCGCGCAACTGGTCAATGTTCGGCTGCATCGTCTGCTGTGCGAACTGACCAACCTGCGGAAGTTCGCCCTCTTCGTCGCGCGACAAGGTGAGTAGACGGCCCAACATGACCGACCACGCCGGAATGGGGTTGCCGTCCTTGTCCTGAAACGACGTGTCATCCGCACCAAGCGCATACCGCTGGGGGGCGTTGTAGAACTCCGCGCCAACCTCAGTACGCAGCATCGTGCGAACCGCCGCATCAGTGTTGTACATCACACCGCGCGAGATTCGCGACCGACCAAACGGGCGCGACAGGTCAGCGCGATACGGGATCATCTCAACCGGCATACCCATGCCATGCTGAGTCTCCGACGCCTCAAACACTCCCACGGCTGTGCGGCGCAAAGTGATAACCCGGTTAGGCAGATACAAGTTCATCAACGTCGGCTGGCAAGTCACGGGGTCCATGTCAGACACAGACAGCGCGTTCACCAGACCGCGACGACGACGATCCCACGTGCCGGTCGCATCCTCAGCAGAGCGCACCGTCAACAGAATCGGAGGCTCACCCGCTGACTCGTCGCCCACGTGCACAAAGCCAAACGCGCACGAATGAATCAAGGCCGACGTGTGAGCCGCAGAAGCCTCAGACTCAAGCCGGTTGTCCTCGGAAATCTGAGCAACCAGCGCGTCAAGTTCCTCGCCATCGGATGACGACGTAAAGCCCTCAAGAACCGTGCGGCGCGACATGGAATCAACGGCCTTCGCGGGCCAGCCCACCACGACCTCAACCGTCTTAAGCGACGGCGGAATGGAGATCCCGAGGTCCTTAAGTTCGTTGTGACCCTCGTAATACCTACGACGCAACTCATTGCGAACACGCTTGTAGTTCAGCTTCTCAATCAACTCAAGAAGGATGCTGCGATCAGCGTCAGCCAACCCCAAGAAGATCGCCTTCTGAATAGGCTGAACCTGTGACGTGCCGTAGGAACCAAAAGAGGAAGTGCTCACGCCAACACCGCCCCTCTGGTCTTTCGTCCGGGTTTACGCTTGGAAGTTTTCGCACCCCAGTTAGCGAGGCTCGCGGCCTCAATGGGGGTTTCATCGCCATCGGTGGCGGAAGTAAACCAACCCCACGCACCACCGCTTTGCGTGCGCGACTTCTTGTCACACACAGCCACAGAATCATCAAGAGCCTTCTGACCCTCGGTCGCAAGATGCGTGATGGTTGGGGAAGTCTCGGCAACATCGTTGGCAAACATCGCACAAGCCGTGAAGTACTCGGTAGTCGATGCCACATGGATCGCCTTGGAAGAAACCCTGCGATCAAGGAGCGCCTGCTTCAACACCTCAGCACCAGCGCGACCAGAGATCACAATGGTCGCCGTCTCGTTCCAGCGCTCCTCGAGCCAATCGGCCAGAGATGCGATGCCGGAACCGATAGCACCAGACTGCGCGCCCACCAGCTCGACATGCACACCGGCCGCGTGCTTCATCGCACCAGCCACAGCAACGCGCGTGCCATCCGCAGAGAACGCCACACCGAAGGACTTCACGCCCAACGTCGGCGGCTCTGGCACGCCAGTCTCAGACCACTGCTCAGAGGTAATGAGGCGAGTGCTACCCGCCAACTCATCCCAGATACCCAAACCCTCACGACGCCACGAACCCTTGTCTGGCAGATTCTTGCGAAGGCGCTTGATAGACACGGGCGGTGTGCGGTGCGGGTAAGACGGGTTCGCGATAGGCACCTGGCGCGGATCATCAACGTCAAGGGACGCATCGCCGGAGCACTCAACGTAGAGAGCATCGCCCGACTGCACGGGTGGACCGAAGTCAACACCCGCGAGCTCGACCTTTGCTGTCAGCGCCTCAGCCCTACGTGCCGTGAACACCTCGCCCGGGTCAACCTGCGGACGTGGTGGTGTACCCATGTAGAACAACAGGGCGCCATGCTGAAACCGTGACTGGTTCGTCGCGGCCACCATGTCCTCAAGGGCCTTAACGGTGAGGATCTGTGCCTCATCGAAAACCTCGACATCAACCTCATCGAAGCCGCGACCGAAACCCTGCTCACGGGCGCCGAACAGAATCCGAGAGCCGTTTACGAATGGGATCTCTTGCTCACCGTTCGCATCACGAATGGCCGTGCCGTTGTTTGACCCGGCCTTGAGATATGGGCGGATGCTCGAGCGCAGCACGAATGACTTCATCTTCTGAAACGTGTTCGTCGCCGTGCGCATACGGTGTGCGGTCCAGATGACGGTGAGGTTAGGGAACAGCGTGCACAGCGCCACGACAATGCGCATGACGATAAACGTCTTGGCAACCTGACGCGGAATCGAAAGCGTGATACCGCCAACCGTCGCGGCAAACATTCCATCAGCGCGGACACCTAGCGCAACCTCGCCAAGCCCGTCCTGCCAGGCATCGAACGACTCACCAAACTCCTCGCACCGCTGCCCGACCTCGTACCAGAGCGAATCGACAATCCCCTCGGGAATTACAACGTGACGCGCAACCTTAGATAGCGGCAGCGTTGAACGATCGACGGGTTCCGGCAGGTGCGGCACGGCGCTTCTCCTCCTCGTTGGCCGCATCAAATGCGCGGATCTGGCGATCCAGCTCGCGAAGTTCCTTGTAAGCCGAAGCGATGGCGTTAGACGAAACCTCGCCAGCGTCAAGCTTCCGAGCCAGCGCAAACCTCATCGCAGCAAGAACCTCGCGCGGCCCCTCGTCCAGTGCGGTCACGATGCTGGTGGGCGTTGCGGGAACATCAGGCTCACCAGACGACGCCAGGCGTAGACCAGCCACGACTCACCGCCTAGGGGTTTTTCGGATTGAGGAGAGAGATCGGCCCTATACCCTCGGGGTGGCCTTTGCGCCGGGGGGGAGGGGGTGGTGCCTGGGTCACCAAATATCTGACGCAACAACCTCGATAGATGGTCTTGCCGCACGCTTTCCGTTGCCTCGTTGCTCGTTGCAAAGGCGGTGCGTCAGGCGGCAGTTGTCGCGGTCGTATGGTGATCCGCCCAGGCTGACGGGTATGATCTCGTCGACTTCTGGGCTGCCTGGGTGCGGTGTCTTGAGCGTCTTGTCTACGGGTTTGTGACAGATTCCGCAGTCGTTCTCTTCTGCCAGGACTCGAGCTCGCACTTGTCTGCGTCTGTGTCCGTTGGCGTTGCGTGGGAGGCTCATCGTCCCTCCACGCGGTTAGCCCCACACTCAGCGCCGTGGAGGCTCTTCTGGGTGTGGGTGGTGGTTCACCTTGTCGTGTCTGCCATGGGTGTGTGTGGTGGCCTTGTTGCTCGGCCCCTGGTTCCTGTGTGTGCAGATCTTGACAAGGGAAGTTCATTGGCACCAGCACCGCGCCCCGGTATCTCAACCGTCCGGATGGCTTACGGGGTCGCGGGCTGGGCGGGGAGCATAGTGGCGAAACACACATGGGTCCCGTTTGCGACCTAGAGCGCTTACGGCCTAGGTGGCGTGAGTAACTGCTCGATCTTGGCGAGCAGTACAGGTGTTG